TTCATTATTATGAAATTGTCCATATGCTAAATGGCAAGCCCATTCATATACTTCATCTTGATCAGCGTAGTATGGTGTTTCTATTTTTGATAAATCGTCTAGTGTTAACGAACTTGCGGCGTTTGGAGCAACTGTAAATGCTGGCACTCCATATAGTATTGCTTCTGTTGCCGCGATACTTTGTAATGTTACAACAGCAAACGTATTATCTAATTCTTCGTATATTGTTTTATTAATTCTTTCTTGTCTGTTTGCTTTTTCTCTTATTACAATAGGACGATCAGTATATTTTTTAACAGTGTTAATAATTGTTTCACGCCATTCATCGTTATTGATGTTATAGTATTTTGCAGGTTTTTCACTAGGCATTACTACTAAAATATTACGGCCATTTTTCTTCCATGGTGGGATGTCATACTTTAATGCTTGCCATCGATCAGTTGGACGTTTAGTTACTAGGCCATGTTGTAAATCATTTTTTACTATTCTATGGTAAAGTTTCCAACCATAAGGATTAATTGCTGACTTATAGTTGCCGACATATCCACTATCAATATAATAAAAATCTCGACGATCGTCGATACATTTTTTCATTATCTTATGTTTTAGAATGCCACGTAATACAATAGGATCGTTTGAATCCTCGTATACAAAATCTTTATCACTAGTAGGAACTATGTTAAAACTAGAAGCAAATTTATTGACGTATTCGTCTGTACCGTTTTTACTCAAAAAAATCATTTTTTATAGTATGGATCTATAGTTGAGTTAGGATCGTCATGTCCTTCAACTGATTTTACTTCAGGCACATAATGCTTTAACATATTTTCAACACCAAATTTTAATGTCATAGAACTTCCTGCACATCCGGAACATGCACCTCTCATTTCTAAATGTAAAACACCATCTTTAAATTCTAAAATTTTTACTTCGCCGCCATGTCCTGCAACACTAGGATTAACTTTCGTATCTAAATGATGTTGAACTTCTTTTAAGATTTCTTCGTTGCTTCTTTCATCTGTAACAATTATATCTTTTTCCATTCTGCCCCTGTTTTATTTGCAGTATCTAGCCATTTGTCGGCATAATCTACATCCTGACATTTTTCAAACCACGGACCACCTTCAGTAAAATGAATTGCCTTTGGCTTACCATCTTTAGGTTCTTTGTACCAACCTTCTAGCCAATTCCATTCATGACTAATACTTCCAATTTCTTCATCTTTTAGCCAACTAAAGCGATGCATATATTTTCCTGTTTCGTTGTTTATCATGCTCGGGATAACTTGTGCATTACTTGGGTGGGCACAGTTCCACAGTACCATACTACTCCAATTTTTACGCGGATAATTTAACTGTTGTTTTCCATCCATCTTTGTACCTTCTTTAGGTGTGTAATCATGTTGTACACACATGACAGCATACTTGTCATCACGTTGTGCAAATAATTTATCTACATCGTCTAACCATAAAAAATCACAGTCACAAAATATTGCCCAGCCTTTGTAGTCCATTAAAAACGGAATAAAGAATCTAGTAAATGTAAATTCAGTTGAACTTAATTGATCAATAGGACGAGTATACAATCTTTTTTCTCGAAGTTCGTCCTGTTTTAGCAAATTGACTTTTAATGGTTCTTCTGTTGTATGCTTTAGACTGTATTCACACACAGTACTAGCAATTGGTTCACGGGAATCGTACCCAATAAACACTGTATTCATATTATTTTCCTTTCCCGTAGTTATCATCTACACCTATACGTTCAATGTCATCCTCGATGCAGTTTTGACCGTATTGTATTTCAATAATTCTAAGTGGTTTATCTGTGTTATTAACTAATTGATGCCATTCGTGATTATCTATATGCATTGTTTGATGTTTATCTAATGTACACCATTCTTCCATATCAGTTGATTGCGTATTGATTGTATTAACTGTTGCTTGTCCTTCACTAACAAACCAATGCTCTGCTCTATGCTTATGCCTTTGCATACTTAACATTTTACCAGGATCAACTGTAAGTTCTTTTAATTTAACTTCATTACCAACACCAAATAGTACTCTATAATATCCCCAAGGGCGTTCAGTTTTGGGATATTTGTAATCTTCTAAAATCCAACTGGAAGAATTCTTTTTGTCAGATCCTCCTACACCAAATACAAAATCTACCCTTGGGTTATCACCGTAAGTTTTCATTTCCGGAATATTTTTGTCTGTTCTATCTCCGCCATTAGCAAATATAATAGTAGTACCCGGAGCCGAAGTGTTTTGTAGTTTATGAATAGCACCACAAGCAGTATTGTCACTATCATCAAAACTTATAACATCGTCAACACATGCTAACTCACTAATAATATTAGCACGTTCATTAAACGGCATAAAGGGTTTACCTTTTTTGTTCTTAAGCCATTCATCGGAATTAACTCCAACTACTAGACTGTCACCTAGTTCACGAGCCGCCTTGAAGTAAGCAATATGGCCGGAATGTAGTGGATCAAAGCCACCTGTAACTAATACCTTTTTCATAACAATATTTATATACGTAGTTAATTGATTAAATAGTATTTGAAATAAGGAGAATTTTAATTGAAAATTTTAATATGTGGATTGCCAGGTAGCGGCAAAAGCACACTAGCGGAACCTTTCTCAAAATTAATTGGCGCAGTTTGGCTTAATGCAGATGATATAAAAAATAATTATAACAACACTATATCCAAATTTTATCATATGTGTTATCTAGCAGATGGTGTTGTAAAAGCGGGAAAAATTGCTGTATGTGATCTTGAATGTTCCACACAAAAAGAACGTGACGAATTTAATGCAGATTACACTGTGTGGATGGATACTATTAAGCAAGATACAAACATGTTTGAGCCTTTAGACGAATATAATTATCACGTAGCAAAATGGTTTGATGATACAGACAAACAGTTAGCAGACATTGTAAAAAATTATATTAAAAAAAATAAATGATTTGATATTTGTCGTATACTGGCTTAATCCCTTTATTATCTAAGTATTCAACAATTTTTCGTCCTTTACCTGAACGTGTGTTAGTATCTCTCAAATATGAGTTATCATCGATTGCAACTATTGTTCCTGGTTTAAGATATTCTTCAATAGCCAAGAATTCATTCAAATGATGTGTAGCACTGGGTTCATCATCTGCCCAATCTACATCATAACTATCTAGATAAAAAAAGTCTATTTGATTTAAATCTGTTCTGTCTTTAAGCCAACTGACACTATCAGAGCAGTCTACAATATATTGATCTGAAGGTATTGCTTGTTTTGCTTTAGAACATGCACCTTTGCTTTTGTCTACAGAGTATACTGTTCCGCCATAACTTTTTACAAATTCAGTAAACAAATAACCACTATTTCCGTCTTTCCAATTATTTGGTCTTCGGGTAGTTCCTGTTTCGATAATCTTAAAATCATTTTGTTTGGTTTTTAACAACGTATCAAATATAATTCCAAATCCTTCGCCTCGATTAAAAAGTCCATCTTTAACTCCTTTTTTTCCGCCTTTTCCATTTAGCGTTAGTTTACTTTGATACTGAGTCTTGTATTCATTAATCCAATTCATGTAACACCTTTTTTAATTAACTACTACTATTTAGTAACTAAATATGAGTATGAAAAATATTGTTCTTACAGGGCACAACGGATTTATCGGAAGCCACTATTATCAAAAAATCAAAGATGATTATAATGTAACTGCATACGATACACGCTCTGGCAAAGACTTATGCAAGGAGCAGGAGTTTCCTGATTGCGATGTTGTAGTACATATGGCCGCAACAAATGGAACAAGACTATTTTACGAAATTCCAACAGACGTTGCATTTAATAATACTCTACCAACTTTTAATTTAGTACAACGATATCGCGATACTAAAACCAAATTTGTTTTTACAAGTACATGCGAAATATTTAATGGTGCTATTGATAAAGGATTATATTCAGTGCCAACTGACGAGTCTGTTCCTATCATGTTTGATGATATTACTAATGCAAGATGGAGTTACAGTATTCCAAAAGCATTAGGAGAAAATTTAGTTGCTAATTGCGGATTACCGTGGTTGGTAATACGGTACTTTAACATTTATGGTCCAGGACAAATAGATCATTTTATTAGCGAGTTCGTTGAACGTGTTAGCAAAGGCGAATATTATATTAAAGGTGATGACACTAGAAGTTTCTGTTATATCGATGATGCTTTAGAAATGACCCACAACCTAGTAAAATATCATAGCGGTCATATTGTGAACGTAGGACGACAAGAAGAAAGTCAAATTTCAGATGTAGCAAAGTGTATTATGGATATTATGGGTATAGATCCGACTAAACTAGAAGTACAACCTGGAGCAAAAGGTAGTGCTAAACGTCGGTGCCCTGATACAAGTTTAGTTCAACAGTTAACAGGTTTTACAAATTACACTCCGTTAAGGGACGGGTTAACAAAAACAATAGAGAGTTTATTATGAAAATAGGAATCGTCGGTGTTGGTGCAGTAGGTAGTGCCTGTAAAAAAGGATTTGAATTATTAGATCACGAAGTTAGTGTACATGATCCAAAATTTAATACAAAAATTAGTGACGTAAAAAATACTGAAATAGTATATGTTTGTGTTCCAACTCCTGAAGCAGAAGATGGTAGTTGTGATTTAAGCATTGTAAAAGAAACTATTAAAGGATTAGAAGATTTGGGGTATGCCGGAGTAGTTGCTCTTAAAAGTACTAGTGTTCCAGGAACAACACAAAAGTTAATGGATCAAACTAACCTAAGAATGTGTTTTGTTCCTGAGTTCTTAAGAGAACGTCAAGCAGTAGAAGATTTTGTTGTTAATCATGATTTACTTGCTGTTGGCTGTCATAATCAAAAAGTTTTTGACACAGTAGTATTAAGCCACGGATATTTTCCAAAAAACACTATTATGATGACTCCTACAGAAGCAGAAATACTAAAATATTATTCAAATGTATTCAACTCAACTAGAGTTGTTTTTGCAAATGTTATGTTTGAAATATGCAAAGCACTAGGCGCTGACTATCAAAAAGTTAAAGATACATATCTAATCAGAGGCACTGCAACACCAGATTATTTAGACTGTAATGATCATATGAGAGGATATGGTGGTATGTGTTTACCCAAAGATACAAAAGCACTAGCAAGTTTGCTTAAAGAACTTAATCTTAATTTAAAATTATTCGATGCTGTTGACGAAGATAATAAAACTTTTAAAAGAACAGTATTTCCAGGAATGAGACCTTAGGTCATTATAAATTGTTTATTACTAGTATACTTGACATCTAATATAATAGAATTTAACATTAGATGAGGTAACATCCAGCCTCGTGTTCTACAAAACTCTAGTAGTGTGTTAATTGCGTGTGGTTTAATAATATAAGCATGTGAATTACTTAAACAATTATTGTAATAATCTAAGAATCTCTCACTATATTTCATATTCTTTTCTAAGTGTTGAATAGTTGGTTCATAGTCCGAAGTACCATGACTAAAACTTAATACATCTTTGTATTGATCGTTTACATTTATTGGCAACGGATTATTTGGCATTACTCCAGATTCAATTATCAACAACGGTTTGTCTTCAGCAAGTAACCATGCCTCGTAGTGCGGTAAAAACTTTTGAAAGTAAAAATTATCTTTTTGCTTACTGTTAGTAAATGGACTTAGGTTGAATTTATCTTCTGTTGCAGGATCTACTGCTAACGGAACATAGCCTGTTATTCCTAGAAAGTCTAACCTACTAGTAGTTTTGTTTATTTTATCGTTTATGTTAACGATGTATGTGTCAAAGGTCATTGTTTCGATTAACAAAAAACATTCCACTATTTTTGAAGAATTGCTTTCTACGACTTTCTATTTTTGTAAACCCATCAGATTGTCTTAATCGTTGTTGTACACTTATACTTCTTAGGTAATCAGTATACTCTACATCATAATCAAATCCATATTGATCAAAAACATCAACCCAATATTCTGTTGGCTGACAGTTCACATGATGGTGTCCTGGTACTCCCGGCAATGCTCCACTGCAACAAACTATTTTACATTTTTGGAATATAGGTAAGAAGTTTGGAATGTACTCTGCGTAGATGTGTTCAAGAAACTCTGTACTCCAACCCAGTGTAAAGTTACGTTGAATAGGTGGAACACCTTTTGTTAAATCCCATAAGATTCCGTGCTCATTGGTCTGCATTACTTCTGCATCGCCTTCTACACCATACCAAAATACATTGTGCTGATCTGCTAGAGTTTTCATACCACCTGGACCACAACCAACATCTACCATGCTGTCAATACTAAAATCTTTGACTAGTTGTTCGAACACCGGAATGTCCAGTTTAGTAACGTTTACATGTCCGCCTAGATAGTCTGTCATTATTTTATAACCTTGATTGAACACTGTTGGTGATTGTTTCTGTACAGAACTTCCCATTCTCTATTGTACTGTTCTGTCCATTCTTGCAATGCTTTGTACTCATGTTCTGCCCATGTTTCGTATCTTTTTCTTCCCCATGGATACATTTCATCAAACACAATTATTGTACCATTTTCTATTCTATTATTCAAAAGAGTCAATACTGTCTTAGCACTAGAATACAGGTCGCTGTCAATATGTAAAAATTTAATAGGGTGTTTAGGGTGTTTTTCAATCCACGGCTGTAAACTTTTATCAAAAAACCCTTTTACAAAATGTATGCGAGGATTATTAATACTAGGTACATCTATTGCAAAATATCCTTTTTTATGTTTGTTAAATTTTTCATTATAACTTATATTCCAATCTTCAGGAAGCCCTTCAAAACTATCAAACCCATATACCTGGTCTTCAGGAAAGCCTTCTGCAATAATTTGTATAGTCTGTGCTTTATGTACACCAAATTCTAAAACATATCCGTCTAACTTGGCATGTTTACAGGCTTCTTGTAAATGTATTATTCTATTTTTATCAAGATCTGTGCCGCCGTCGATTATTTTTGCGTTGTGAAATCTATCAATCATCGTCAACCTTAAATTTTGTTTATTGATTAAAGAACTTTCCTACAAAGTTTTCAATTATAACATTAACTACTTGCTGATTTACATGACGCGGAGTATTATCTTCAAATAGTGTAGGGAAGTCTGTGTGTGCTCCAACCCAACGAACCATTTCAAAACTTGGCCAATAGTACACATCATTATAGTCATTATTTTTAAAGAATTCATCTAATGCTACACGTAAGATTGATTTACTAACACAATCACTTACTATTGTAGGACGGTTTGTAAACGTAGCATTTAAAGGAACAGGACTTAGTGTAAAAATGATTGTTTTATCAGAACCTGCATGAGTTTTAATTAATGATACAATTTTTTTAAAATTATCAACATTTTCTTGTACTGTTGACGTAACACAAATATGTTTATTAGGATTGTAACTAGTTTCTGGAATTCCTCTCCAAAAAACCATGTTAGTATCTTTATCTTTCCATACTTCACCTAAACCAAATGTAACAACTATTGCTTTAGTATTTTTAAAATGTTCTAATAATTCTTTGTGTTTTTGGTTTGGTTCGTACTTTTTTGCTCCTAATATTTTATCATTATCGTACCAATATGCATCGCTACTATTATCACCGGTTAGTGCCCATTCTAAATATTGTCTAACTGCAAAACTATTATTAAGTCCTTCGGGTACTTGTATGTAATCTGCATTTTTTCCATTATTTGCTAACCAAGTTCTTAATCGATCAGCAAAACACGAACCCATGGTTACTACTTTATCGTTTGAATTTAAAATAGGCTCATCTGGGCCAAAAGTATCAAATACATATTCTTTTGCTAACTTATCTAAGTTATCAAACATCTCTTTATCGCGTGGAAAGTACTTTATGTTTGCGTCAGTATGCCACGCTTCTTTTGTCACACCTGCACTTAATCTTGCACTTGATTTATTGATAGGTAATTGGGATAGTTTAGGTCCTGCCATGATTAAACTGAAGCGTCCTCCATTCCTGCTACACGTAACTTAGTAATGTTAGTTATCTGCCATTGCTTCATGTCAATGCCTTTCATGATTCCTAACCACTTATTACGCAACAGGGCAAACTCGTTAATAATTTTTTCCATATCAACAACGTCTGCTTCACCGTCTACATATTTTTCAACGTCACGGCTGGATAATGCTCTTTGGTAGTTTTCTAAATATTGTTTGAAGAATTTTGAACGCATTCTTCTCAGTTCGATGTTTAGGTATTCAAGGATCGCTTCAATTTCCTGCAACTGTGCAAACCTTGTCTCTACAATAGCCGGCAAATGAGCGGCATTTTTTTCTAAATTGCCTTTCAATGCTGTCTCCGACTTTGCAGTTTGCATTTCGTTTTCATACCACACAATGCAGTCTGGTATGTTTGCAATGTCCGCTGTAATCCTTGAATACCAATTGATCATTTAATAACGATCCTCATCATCTTCATTGCCGTAGTTGTCGTCTGAGTAATCATCATGTATATCTTCTGATTCTACTACTTCATCTACTGCTTCTGCTAGGTATGGGTCCTGATCGCCAACTGCTTGTAGCACATCATCTGGTACACCATGATCGACACACCAGTTAATAAAGCGAAGCGATGCTTCTTCTTTTTTGTTGCTATCAATATAGTTAGTAAACAGATCCCAAAGGTCTAGTATTTGGTCTTCACTCATTTCCATCCTCAGTAATCTCCTCAGTTGTAGCAGTTTCTACAGGTTCTGCTTCTACCGAGTACTTATCATCTAGATTATGCATATCCTTCATAATGATTTCAAGTTGTTCACCTGTCCAATCTTTACGATAGTTCAAGTGCTCTTGTCCCTTAGAGTCAACATACTTTAATCTGTTACCCTGTTGTTTTAAGAGTTCTTGTTTTTCAAACAAGTCAACTAGTCCACTATAAGGATCCATACCTGATTCATATGGAATCTTAACTTGTACACTTTCAAAAGGTTTTGCGTAACGTGTTTTCATTACCTTACATGCGGCTCTGATACCACGTACATCTGTTACCTTTTTACCATCTTCATCTTCTTTTAGTTTCAACTTCTTCATTGCAACTACAATAGATGATGCATATACAAATCCTTGTCCTCCACTGATTTTATCATCAGGGTCGAACATGTCTTGCGATGCATACGTATGGTTAGTACATACAAGTCCTACATTATGTGATCCGATCATATTAACTGTGTTACGAACAAGTGATGTTAGTGCTTTAGGCTTACGACCCATATCACCTTTCATATCACCCTTGTTAAACTGATCAACATCTGTAGGCGTTAGCAACATACCCAAACTGTCAATAACAAAAAGTACCTTAGGTCGGTCCTCTTCTGCCATCTCTCTATAGTCTGACATAAACGTACTAATAGTTTTAGCAACGTCATCAATCATACTCATATTAAGTTTAAGTAGTTTTTCTTCGCTTGTATCTACTTGAAGTGCTTGTAGCCAACTTTCGTCAAGTGCATTCTCTGAGTCAATTAACACTACAAAGATACCTTGATCTTGTGCAGACTTTACAATATTAGCACTTGCAAAGTAAGATTTACCTGCTCCGGATTCACCTGCAAACACTGTTACCTTACCCATAGGAACTCCTTTATGGAAGTCCCCTGAGATAAGGTAGTTTAGTGCAAAGTTGCCTGTGCTAATCCAGTCTGTAGGATCGTTAAAGCCTACACCAAGTCCTGTAATAGACTTAGTGAGACCCTTACGAAACTTTGATATATCAAAAGGTTTAGCCATTGTGACTCCTTATGACTGACGGTCTCGGATCATTTTTAAAATGTCCTGAGCACGTTCACTTGATGGTTTATCTTCAGCACCATTAGAAGTTGCCGCTGGAGCAGTTTCTTGTACTGCTGGAGCCGGTTCTGCTACTGGCGTAGTTTCTGCTACTGGCGTAGTTTCCACTACTGGTGCTACTGGTGCCGCCGCTGGTGCTGATGCACTTTTGTTCGGATCACCTGTTGGAGCACTCATGCCCGGAGCACGAAAGTACTGTCCAAAACGGTCTGGATCATATGCTTCACCGTCAACAGATGCTTCAAACATCTCTTGAATAACTTTAACTTCAACTTCAGTTGGTTGTTTTGGAAGAAAGTCATTTAGGTTATGCAATCCATGTGCGTCGATTGCCGCTTTCTCTTCATCAGTAACAGCACGTTCTCTACGTGACCATTGTGATGTTGAGTAATCAGCATATCCACCTTTAGATGTTTTCTTGATTCTAAAGTCCACACCTCTTACAAAATCTGTAGGAAGTTCTTCCATCTCAGGATCCATTAATGCACCCTTAATGATTTGGAAAATTTGTGGACCAATAATAAAACGTCTAATTGGATTATCTGGAGTAGTATCTTCACTAATTG